GGTATTAAAGCAGAGACATTGAAAAAAATGATTACTGCGAAAGCAAGGGATTTCTTGGAATATAATTGCAGCGGTGACACTCCGTATTTCAGTTTAGACGGCGTCATCGACCAGATGGTTGTCTTTGTTGACGAATTTGACAAAATTTCTACAAGCTACGACGGCAGTAGTGGCGGCAATTGGAATAGACATCTACAAACCCACTTTCTCACTATGTTTGAGAATCACGATGAGCTGGCTGGCGTTAGCTGGATATTCGCAGGTGCGTTCTCAGGCATGGGTAATGAGCAAACTACTAAAAAGAACATTGGGTTTACACACAGTGAAGTAGAGAGCAGTGAAGACCTCACGGATGAAGACATTGTTAAATATGGGTTACTGCCCGAAATTGTGGGACGATTGACTTCAATCTGTAGACTAGATAAATTAACTGAGAACGATTTCTACAATATTCTTATAGAGTTAATAGTGCCCAAAAAAGTAGCTGAACTAGCGTATTTTAAGGTACGGGACATAGACTTAACAGAAGAGCAGCTTAGAACTATCGCACAAGGCGCAACAAAGAGCAGCCAAGGTGTACGCTATTTATACAGAGAGATAGAAAAGCATTTCTTAGACGTTGAGTTCAATTATGAGGAAATTGACAATGCAGAATAGACAAGAAGTCAAGCCCGACGACATTAGACTAGAGAGTAGTTTGCTTAAAGCAATGAGCGTTCGAAAAAACTTTGAAACATTTGTCGAATTCATAGATGTTAAACGTCTACTGCCGAATACTGGCTTGTTACTAAAAGATTATAAGAAGTACTTTGAGAGCTTTGAGCATGAAACTATAAATTGGGGCACGTTCACGACGGAGTTTGCTCAACACTGGCATAGCCGTGATTTAGACGAAGACGACATTGTATACTACAGAGACACTGTTATACCACTTATCGAGCAGGTGGAAGACCAGGACGTTAATGGGGTGCTAGTTGGTCTGTTAGATAGGGACTACTCAACTAGATTAACAAACTTACTGCATGGCGACTTAGATAGTATTAAGCTACAAGAAATACTAGATGACTATAATCAAGCTAAAGCTAGGTATGTTACGCAAGCTGATGCAGAAGCATTCTCTATTGATAAGATAGACTTCTCTATTCTTGATAAAGAAAATGGTATTCCCTGGTTCCTACCTTCAATTCAAAAGGGGCTTGGCAGTTTAGTGCAAGGTCAATTTGTAGTGGTGGCGGCTGATTACGGAGTTGGTAAGTCTGCGTTCGCTATCTCACAGTTGGCGCACACATTAAAATATCTTAGATTTAAGAAAGACAACAGGCCTGTGTTATACTTTAACTCTGAGGGTACGCAAGCGGACGTGTTCACACGCACACTTTCAAATCTATATAGTAATAAGGTTGTTGGTGGTTTTGAGGACATATTAAAACAGGTTGGTACGGTTGCGGCAGATTTCACAGAGAAGTTTGATAAAGATATGCTATTAGTATTTCAGATACAGCAAGGTGATATGTCGAAAATTAAGCAGAAAATTGATATGTACAAGCCGTCCTTAGTTATTATTGATATAATGGACGTGTTGGCGAAGGAAGAGGATGTGCAGCATCTGAAAAAATTGTATGATGGACTTCGCTTGCTTTCTGCCCAAAGCTGCCCTATAATTGGGACTACGCAAAGTGGTAACACTAGTTATCAATACTTCGATAAAGAGAAGAGTGAAATGGTGACAAAGCACCGCCGCTGGCTTTCTGAGAAAGACTTATACGGCTCAAAAGCAGGTAAAGGGGGCGCAGCAGATACTATCATCACTATTGGGAAAGATGATGAAATGGCACATGTGCGCTATGTACATACACCAAAAAAGAAGCGTGGTAGTGTTGTTAAAGTTACGTGCGAAATAATCGAAAAGTATAGTAGTTACAAGGAGATATTATGACTAAACAAAAGTTAATAGAATTATTAACGAGTATATACTTAAACGGATACTACTTAAGCGGCGAAGAGAATTTCGAAGAGTATTTTGAGGAATTTTATCCGGACTTAATAGCATTGGCGGAAGACGAAGAATGAAACCAATTGTATATGACTTGGAGACATCCATCTCCTCGGGACCACACGGCCCGGATTTCCGGGAGCCTAATAATGACTTCTACACATTAATTTATGGGACTACTCCAAGCAATGTTATGTGTGAGCATAACGCTAAGGGGTTTGGTAGACAGTTATCCCATACATTCATAGAACTACTGTCCACTTGCGATGTCATTGTAGGGCATAACTTATGCTTTGATTTATCATATGTGTTTAAGAGTAGTGAAATACAACAGTTTCTGTTACGTGGTGGTACTATCTGGGATACACAGGTTGCAGAATACATACTAACAGCGCAGCAACACCAATACTCTAGCCTTGCCGACCTACAAGAGAAATACCTAGGACAGAAGAAGAAGATAGAAAGGGTGTCTAGACTATACGCCAAGGGTGTAGGTGCCGACAAGATTGTACAGGCTAGGACCAGATGCCCACGACTGTGGAAGCAGTACGAAGAGTATTGTCGACTTGATGGCTCTACAACTCTTGAGATATTTAAACAGCAATACATTAGTGCAAAACAACAGAATATGCACCAAGTAGTGCAGTTATACCAAGACTATTTATTATCATTAATAAACATGTCGACAACTGGTATACAACTGGATATGAAAGCGTGTGAGCAAACACTTACAGACTTCAATCTAGAAAGTATTAGTTACTTAGAGAGAGCGCAAGATTTTATTAAACCGTTGTGGAAAAATCCACGACTGCCAAAGTTTAATATAAATAGTCCTGACCACAGAAGTGCTATTTTGTTTGGGGGTGAGATTAAAAACGTCATCAGTACGCTTGTTGGTAAATATAAGAATGGTAATGATAAATATAAGAGTATTGAACATAAAATATGGATTGATGGATTTCAGGTCGATAAGTCTTGCTCTACAGAAACTAAAAAGAAAGGTATATACTCAACGGATAAAAAGGTAGTATTACCTAAGCTACTTAGTGCTACTAAAGACGAAAGACTTAAGACGTACATCGGACATCAACAAAAGTCGGCAGAATACAATGATGGTGTAAAGGTTATTGAGAAAGGGTTTTTAAAATTTCAGGTAGGTGGTGTATTATACCCTAACTTTAATAACACGGCTGTAATAACAGGTCGGCTCTCATCGTCTAAGCCTAACCTACAGAATGTAACAAAGAAGACAGACATAGGCAAGGCGCTGCATTCATTGTTCATAGCCCCAGAGGGCTGGAAATGTATATCAATTGACTTTGCGCAATTAGAGATTTGGGTATCAGCGCTGCTATCTGGTGATGAGAACTTAATCGCCGACTTGCAGTCAGGTATTGACATGCACTGTGTACGTGTATCGATGATGGAAGATTGCACATACGAACATGCAGTACAAATGTGTAAGGTAGAGAAGAATAAAGAATGGGTCAACAAACGTTCAGCTGCAAAAACCTTTAGTTATCAAAGGGCTTACGGTGCTGGCGTTAAGAAACTTGTAGAATTCACTGGTTTGAGTAAAGAAACTATTGAACGGCTGATTGAGAAAGAAGAACTTAGATACCCTAAAGCGTCTAACTTATGGATGGTAGTTAAAGATTCTATTGAGAAAACTAAAACATTCAGTATGAGAAAGAATATACATGTTACTAGTGACAGTGAATCAGGGGAACATAGATTTTATAAAAATATAGAATTACTACCAATATTTGACAATGTAGGAAATGTAGACTATAATAGAGATGTACCAGAATTGAGAAAGATTGGTTATTGGACAAGCATTACAGGCAAGAAGTATCACTTCCCGGATATAGGGCAGATGACGAAGTTTGGGTTGAAGCGTTCAGTAACGCCTACCATTATGAAGAACTACCCTATGCAGGGTACAGCAGCAGATATACAAGGGGCAACAACAGCAGAGCTATTAAGACTGCTAGTGAAGCATTCAGATAAGATATTAATGATTAACGAAGTACATGATAGTAAGAGTTTTTATGTTAGGATAGAAAGTATTAATAAAGCTGTCCCATTAATTGTTAATATAATTGAAGACGTTAGTAACATATTTGAAAAACGATTCGGAGTTAAAGTACCTTTCAAATTTCCTATAGATGTGGAAATAGGCGATAACTTCGGAGATATGGAGAAACTAGACCTTGAACGAGATAATGAGGGAAAATGCATTGGCATATCTAAAGGCTAAAACAGATTATCTAGGCAATTGTTGGGTATTTAAACATACTGCAAAATCACCTTATGGTGGAGTTGGGAGAACTTTAGTAGGTAGGTATTTCAAAGTATCTAAAGCACACCAATTGTCTTACGTAGTATACAAAGGTGACTACGATAGGAATTTATATATCTGTCACAGATGTGATAATCCAAGGTGTGTAAACCCAGAGCATTTATTTGCCGCTACGCCTAAAGAGAATACGGCCGATATGATTAATAAAGGAAGAAGAGGCTACACAGGGAATAAAGGTACCAAACACCCAAATAACAAGTTGACAGAATTAGAAGTTAGGTTTATATTATGTAGTAGGGGTTTTGTGACAGGTGCGCAGTTAAGTAATTTATTTAGCGTAAGGGAATCCAACATAAACAATATTAGGTGCGGTCTAACATGGAAACATGTTACTTGCAGATATGAAGAGTTTTAATTTAGGAGAGAAGAATGGCAATTGTAATTAATGATGGTTTAATTAAGCTTCGTGGATTGGTGCGATGGGCTAGTGTCCCTCCCGCAGAACCTAAGAAACCCCATGAGGATGCGTATGACCCTAAAGAACCGGA